AACACTTCGACCTTAAACTTTTCCATCATGACCTCGCTTTGTTATTTTCCATCCCTGCTTATATGCAGGGTCAATGCTTGACAACATCTTCCACAACCTATTCAGGCAGGTCTTTGCCATGTGGTCAGCCATTTGCGGGGACCTTGTAATGATACATCCATAGGTCTGTCCTTTCCATTGTACGAGTCTCTGCTCGTATTGAATCTTGTGCTCTGCTACTTGCATAGTTCAGCTCCTCTTGCGACATAGTCGCACCTACTAATATGATTCGCGGTCTTTAACAAAGACCTACTAGACCTTAGCTACGCGCGGGTAACCGCATACATGGCCAACCTGAGTAAAGACGCGAGAGTCTTTTCTATAGAGGTCTGCCCTACATTCCAAGCAATAACCTGCATCGATCCCATTTTCACTAAATCTCCAGTGAAACTTATCAGACCCGCATCGCGGGCATACAGTTTCGTCTTTGTTAACAATTACATGGAAGACTTTGCACTGTGTCTTTACAATGTCGATGGGCGACATATCAGCTTTCTTTGGTCTACTTACAGGAGCATTTGCTTTTTCCCATAGGTCAGCAATGCCGGGCGTCTTTACATTACCGAGCAATGTATCAAACATATATACATCGCCCGAATCATCCTTGCGCAATCCTTTCATTCAGGACCTCCATTAGAGTACTATCATTCAATCAATATCATGAAATATTGATTAAAGAATAGTGCCAGGCCTAAACTATGTTAGACCTGGCAATCTGGAGATTTTTAGTTATTCAGCTTTGATAGCTTCGTTTATTTCGGCCCTAATCTCTTTATCATAGCCGACAGCCTTGGCCTTCAGGTTAGATATTCCGTAGTAAACAATGTCTGAAAAGCTATAGCCAAGCTTTTCCATATCGGCTATCGCCTCTTCCGGTCCTGCTGAATCGGCTTTCTTTGCTAATTCAGCGTCAAGGGCGGCTTGTATGACAGCCTTTACACTTTCATCATCGGTTGTTTTCAATACCGCACGGTACCCCTTGACCTTTGCAGATTCTCCAGTCCTTCTTGAATCAGCAAGCCTATCAAGGATAGTCTGAATTGCCTTGACCTCTTTTACCTTTGCGTCAATGTCGATTTTCTTTGCTTCGTTTTCTGTAGCCATCTTGTGGCCCCCTTAAAATCTGATAGTCTTTTCATACGAAAAAACTTTTAAAACCCTGTATAAAGAATAAACCCGATTTGACAAATAGTCAAGAGACTATTTCCCCACTTAGAGAACTTTAATCTATTGGAGATTCTTTGGGAATCTCTTGTAAATGCTTATAGCATAAGTATTTATATATTGTCAATGACAATTCAAATATGGAATATTTTTAATTCCTTATGCTGTAAGTATTTATATTATTGTCAATTCTGTCATTTTGTCAGCAAGCCTCTATGAGGGCCTAGACGTATGTAATATTATATATATATTTTATTATATATAGAAGTACTACTATAGAGAGAAGTATAGGGGTGAATACATATATAGTAGTATTCCTATACTCTCATATACTAAGACACCCGCCATTGACAAAATGACAAAATGACAGAATAGCTTGAATGATTATTTATCTGGTTAACTATAGCCTATCGGCAAGCCGTGGTATTTTGTCGGTCGGCTGGCCGACAATTGCTATATGATGCAAGCCGTAAAATCTGGAACCATGCAAGCCGTAGTTTGAAACTTGGCAAGCCGTGAGGCTACCCCGACCACCCCCCGCCGGGATTCGCCGACACCCGAAGAAACACCCCCACTAATTTTCTCACTAAATTTGAAATGGTAGTACACTGCGTGTATGGGGGCCAATGAGGTCTATGTAGATGAATAATGATTGTATGGCGATCCGCCCCTTTAGTTGCCTTACGGCAAGCCTTCTAACGAAGTTAGGGCATAAAAAAAGAGAGGCCATTCTGACCTCTCTTACAGATTCTTTAGAATCAAGCCTTACGGCTCTTAATCTCTGTCTTGACCAATCAGATCATCCATTTCTCTTCGTTTGAAGATTTCCCTGATAGTTTTTTTCAGGCTAGCCCTATGTTTCTCTGAACAGGCATTGTTCTTATGTAAGTGATCAACCATGTCTCTGGTTAACTTACCACAATATGGACATTTCATTATGTCTCCTTGATTATGATTGGGACTTGACATCCTCGGCTCCTTGGTGTACCTGTGCAGAGGGTTCCGGTTGCCCATTAAGGTGAGACTTCGTCTCAAGCTCATTAAAATGAGGGATGTTTGATTGCTGTTCTCTTGGCTTGCTATTAATTTCTCCATAAGGCTTTCTCTGCCTGACCACTGACATGACTTTGCCTGTCATATTGCAAGCCTCTAATATCTTCTGGTAAAAGAAGATTGTCCCTTCATCGTCGTCATTAGCTACGTTCACCCGCTCCAGTCCACCAGGACTAAGCAAGCAAATCTCAAGGACCAAATCTCCGTCTTTGTTCTTTTTCAAGCCAAGTGAGTGGAGATTGTTGGCCTCGAAAGCAAACTCTCCTAAGTTAATTAACACTTGGTGACCTCCTTAAACATATCGGGTCTTAGCTCAATATCACTGATTCCAAGAATGAATGTTGCTGTACCGTCTTTATGAATCCCAACAGTAGTTTCAAAACATTCTTCATTCCAAACAACCTTGAAAGGTCCTCTGCGTAAAATAGTTCCTTTCTTGATTACGACATCTTCTTGTAATTCAAATCTACGCTCCATTTATCGCCTCCTGTGAAAAGATACCAAATAATTTATCAAGCTCCGGGTTTACACCGTAATTGCTTCCCATAGAATCACTAGCCTTTTTCAATGCGTCCCAGTCTAGCGACTTAAACTCTATCACCCTGTTTGGCATATAACCAGCAAGCTCTCCAAGAGGGATGTCCCTAAAAGATGAGCCTGCGTTCATTAAAATGTCCTTATCGGTGAATACCGCAACGTGGACAATCGACGCATGATCTTCACCCCAAAAGAAGGCAAGATCACCAGGGAGGAGCACCGCCTTTCCACCTATTGGTCCACCGATAGGACGACTAAACTTGGAATAGAATTCATGTGCAGTTGTCCGAACTTTGTAACCCATCAACTGCAAGGCAAAGGATACTGAACCAGAACAGTCTGTACCCCCAAGGATTTCATCCCCCCAAACGTACTTACTGTTCCACAGGAATCTAACGATATAAGCAAGCCTATTCTTGAGGGTCATGTCCTTCAAGTGAATCCTTATATCCTTTATGAACTCTTCTTCTCTGCTCATTCAAAACCTCCTCAACAACTTTGTCTATGATATTGTCAAGCTCAGTAAGCGGGAACAATACTTGACAACCGCCATTTGGTCTTTTGACTATCCAAGGCTTGAATATGCTTGCTATGGCCACTTTCTCCTCCAATAAAAAAGGGTAGAGGCGACCGACTGTGAGACGAATCCCAAGCAAGCCAGCCTCTCCCCCACCCCAAGATTAGTGTATTACAGCTCCCTCATTCAAAATAAAGTATAACATGACTTGACAATTTTGTCAATAGGGGATATAATTATATTATGGAAAATCTAGTAACTTCAAGAGAAGTGGAACCAGGAAAAGAAACTCAACAGAAGAACATCTTCAAAGAGTTGGTACCAGACGCGAAGTCAACTCTTCGTAGAGTTATGCTCAATGGGCATGATCTCAAGCTGTCTGCTACTATTGCTGAATCCATACTAGACAGGGCAGGAGAAACTAAAAAGACCGAAGTGAAACAGCAGACGAATATTATGATTACTTCTTCGGAAGTACAACTGCTGATTCAGGCCGCAAAGGAGGTCGCAAATGAGGTGTGATAAATGCCAGTCGAAGCGCCTGTATCCAATGATCTCAGGAATGAAGTGTCTAAACTGTGGGCAGATAACAGAATATCAGAAAGCGATGTACTCGCAGACAAAGAGCTCGTCAGAGTCTATAGAGAACTGTCAAGAAAGAGTCTCTATTTCCTCGCTAAAGGCGTTCTTAAGTATTCCCTGTTAATCCCAAAGTACCACAAACCGTACGCTGATTTTCTACAGGATTTGACAAACGAAAAAGTATTATCTCTCATGCCCCGAGGTACCTTCAAGACAACGATAGGTACCATCGGGTTTGCTATTTGGTATCTACTCAACTTCCCAAACGAGTACATTCTACTCGTCAATCAAACTGCCGGCAATGCGGAGCGTATGCTGTTTGAAATTGAACAGCATCTTGATGGGTCAAATCTCATCATGGCGAAAATCTGGCCGGAGTATATTCGTCCTGGCGATAGGTTCAAGCCTTGGAACAACACTCAAATGACTGTCCCATGTCGTGAATCTATTTCTGGTACACCTTCAATTCAAGCTGTCGGACGAGGAGCCAGACTTGAATCACTCCACTTTCATGTACACCTTTTTGACGACTTAATCGGACGAGAAGATCAAGAGTCTGAAACACAGATGCGTGATGCGATTGTATGGTACGATTATTCCCCATCACTTTTTGTTAATCAAGAACATGGTATCATGCGGATGGCCGGTACACGATACCTTGAAACTGACCTTTATGATGGTGTCATTAAAGACGAAGGTGTTGCAGTCTATTTAAGAGAGGCACTTGATGAAGGTTCTGGCCAATCAAACTTTCCAGAACTGCTTTCAACAGAGTTCCTTAGGAATCTCCAGAAGAAAAACTTCATGCACTTTATGTCACAGTATCAGAATAACCCTCTAGCAAAAGAAGCTCTTGAGTTTCCTGTTGAACTTCTCAATATCTATAAGCTCAAAGTTGATGATGATGGGAATTATTATGCTGAACTTGATGGCGAGAAGTTTTATCTTTCTGATATGGAATGTGTTTTAGGTGTTGACCCGGCAGCAAGCGGGGACATAGAAGCGAATTATCATGAACAGCTACTTCGTGGACATCATGTAAAGGCCAATAATGCTGTAGGTATATGGGGATTGCACGGAAGCGGATTGTATTTCTTGTTAGACCTTTGGACTGGGCGTGGTGTAGGTGAGAATCCTGAACTTCAAGTTGCTCAGGAGATGGTCAAAATGGTTGAGAAGTGGCGAGGATACTTGAAAGTAGGTGTTTTAGAAGCCTATGGCGCGCAAGCCGCTTTGATCACCATATTTAACATGCTCATGAAAGAAAAAGGTATGTCATTTCCTATTAAGGAAATTGGTAAGAAGGATAAAAGAGCCAAAAAGGTCAGGATTAGGTCTTATATTGGCCCTCCTGCATCAAATAAAGAGATTTGTATTAGGCCAAATCATGATATGTTCCGCATAGAGTTTGGTAAGTTCCCTCAAGGTGCTACTTATGATACTCTTGACATGACTGTGTGGTGCTTTGCTACATTAAAAAGACCAAAATCTAAAGTGAAAAAGCAAGTAGATGCTATTCGTTCTAGCCGATTAAAGAAAAAAAGGCTACTTTCTCTCGGAGTTAGAGGTTATTAGCTTGACAAAAAGCAGAAAACGTGCTACTATTTATATAGGGGGAATCCATTTATGGCAGGAGAGCAGGTTCCGGTAACGCAGGAAGGTACAGCCCCAGAACAGCAAGGGTTGGCCATCTTCGCTACTCCGATAAATGTACCACCAGCTGAGTTGGATGCTATTGCAACTTGGCTGTCCCAAGAAATCTCAACCGCAAAAGGCGACAGAGCTGAGTTGGAAGCGAATATAGTCCGCTTTTCTGCTTTGTACGATGCTAAAGCTGAGACCAGGACTTTCCCCTGGGAGGGTGCTTGTGGTTTAACGGTTCCAACTATTGCGACTGCTGTAGACACCCTTATGGCGAACTTTATGGGCACCATATTCGGTGGGAAAGATGTGTGGATTGGGTCAGCTAGGTCTGCTAAATGGACAGAGATAGTTGACCCGGTTACTACGTGGATAAACTGGGTCGGAAAGTCAGTAATCAAACTCTACAAAGTAGCACAGCCTTGGTTTTTGTATTTCATCAAGTATGGAACTGGCATAACCAAGCTCACTTGGGAGCAGGTACAACGTCAGGTTGTGTTTAGTGGCGCAGATGGTAACAAGACGGTCGAAACAGTCACAAAGCACAATGGTCCAGTCCTTACTGTAGTCCCCTTAGAGGACTTTTTTGTATCCAGTGATGGAATCACTACACAAGACCTTCAATACTGTAGTTGGGTAGGTCATAGGTTTAGAAAGACCTGGAAACAACTCAAGGAACTTGAAGGAACTGGTACTTACCAGGATGTAGACAAGATAAGAGCCAATAAACGGTCTGCTGGTTCAGATAAAGAAGAACAAACACAGGCGATTACTGGTGTTTCTGTATCTGACTATAAGGATTATGAGCTTTTTGAGATATGGTGTTCATACACTATGGGTGCTGAGGAAGGTCAGGAGGGTGTATTAAAGGATCCCCCGGCTGAGTTGATAATTACTATTGAACCTGAATCAAAAACGATAGTCCGTGCAGTCTATAACTTCTATAGACATCAGGAAAGGCCGTTTCATCGTATTCGGTTGATGCCTAGAGAAGATTCAATCTATGGTATTGGCCTTGCTGAAATGCTTGAGTCTGTTCAGGACGAAGTTACAGCTCAACACAGACAGCGTATTGACAATGGTACTATTGCAAACACGAAGGGGTTCATAAAGACTTCTGGAGCAGACGTCCCGGAAGATGGAATATACCCTGGAGTTATCATAACAGTAGAAGAGAAGGACGACTTTAAAGAGTTCTCCCTTGGAACTTCACTAAGTTCAACTCTTCAAGAGGAACTTCACACTAATAGTATTGGAGAGAAGAGGTCTGGCGTTTCTGACTACTCGGTAGGAAGAGAATCAGCGGCCATCGGAAGTCGTGCTACTGCTACTTCTACTATGGCTCTCTTACGAGAGGGTAATAAACGATTCTTAATGACTATACAGGAAATCCGTGAGACCCTTTCTGACATAGCACATCAAAGCATAATGCTTTATCAACAGTTTGCTCCTGATGGTAAAGTTATTTATGAGCTTTTCAGTGAGAAAGACAATTCCTATATTCAGCAATTTCTTCAATTGCCTTCTGACCTTACCAGGAATGGTCTTATCATAGACATTCCTAGTCTTACAGAGAATCAGAATAAGGAACAGAAACAGCAAGCTCTTGTCATGCTTCTTGGTGCTATACAGAAGATTTATGAGAGCCTATTTCAGGCTTTTAGTGTTGCTGTCAATCCGCAGGCTCCTCAGCCTGTTAAAGAGCTTGCTGCTCAAGGTGCGAAGACTGCTTCTATGTTTATGGAAAGACTTATGGAATCCTTTGATTTTAAGGATGCGGATTCTTTCGTACCAGATGTTGAAACATTGTTAGGACAAATTATGCAGATGAATAGTATGATGGAAATGGGAGGACAAAATGCCGTTAACACCCAAGGAACAGGAGGACCTGAAAGTCCTGGAGGACTACAGAATCAACCCGCTATGGTGCCTCCTGTTGGACCAGCTCCGGGAAATGGAGAAGTCGTCAATGGACCGAATGTTGGGGGAGAAGTTCCCCAATGAGATATTTAAGGACCAGGGAAGAGTGCGTGCTGTGAGATCAGTAATATCTCTTCCCGATGAAATGATCAGGGTTTTGCGAGAGAGAGAAAAAAATAAAGAAAGGTCTTATTAAAAGGAGTTATTGAATGGGAAAAGAAGGATTGTTCACTTCACTACCGGACAACTTGCCCAAACCGCCAGAGGCGCCACAACAGGCTCCTCTCCCAGCGGAATTGGCAGGTAAGAGTCCGGCCGAGATTTTCGAGATTCTGAAAACAGAACATAACAGGGATTTGGAAGAAGAGCGACAGAGGATGAAGGCCGAGGCTTTTGACAATATGAATAGGCAAGCCTCTCCCAACCCTCCCCCACGTGAGAGTACTACACCTGGAGTACCATTCACACCGCCGTTACCGAATCAACAGGAAGCTGAACCTGACTTTTTCACGGACCAGAATGGTTTTATGGATAGACAGTTCCAGACTCGTGTTGGCCCTGTTGTTCAGGCTACCTTTGCTTCTTTGAAAGAGCAGAATAAAAGTATATTTGATCAGAGGATGCAGAATGATCCTATATACAAAAAGTATGGTGGTGAAGTGCAGGCTTTTGTAGACAATCTCAGCCCGAATCTTCAGATCACACCGAAGGCTTATGAGCTTGCCTATAATATGGTAAGGTCTCAGCATTTTGATGAGCTTGCAGAAGAGAGAGCTAAAACAGCTGGGACTGACTTTGCTAGAGATGCTCTCCGGAAGGCTGGCCTTGATGAAGAGAAGATTGATGCGTTGTTGAGCGGGGACAGCCCACAGTCAACACCGACTGCGCCTCAATCAAATAGTTTATTTCAGAGAAATCTTGGTGTTCCTACTACACCGCCAGCTCAGTATACAGAAAAACCAAGTCAGATTGCACCGAAAAACAGGTCTGCTGGGCTTTCTGCTGAACAGAAAGCAATGGCCGGGGTTTTTGGTATGACAGAAACAGAGTACAAAGAATATGCCAAATTGAATACAGATATTTTTGCGCAGTTAGGAGAGTAGTATGGCTGAGATGGAAAAAGCGAAAGTACCAATGGGGGAAGTAATCCCTCCGAAGAAGGATCTTGAAGTTTTTACGAAGGAACAACTTGACAAAGTAATTGCTCAGGTTGTTTCTGTATATGATGAAAAGATCACTCAGTTGACGGACAAGTTTGATAAACTTGCTGCGACCTATGAGAAAGATGATACTGTAAAATACCTGAAAAGGCGCGGAGAAGAAATTGACCGTAGTGTTCAGGTACTTGGGCCGAGAGTTGACATGGGGCCTTCTGACCCTATGAGTGCTCTCAGTTCAGAGTTCTCAACTGATAAGAACAAATACTATCGGTTTGTGAACAACCACAAAGAGATCAGATCTCTGAGACGTTATCAGGGGTATGAGCCTGTACTCGATAAAGAAGGTAACGAAGTACGTTACATGGACGGAGTTCTCATGTCAATGCCGTTGGCAAAACATGATGAAACTATCGTTGCTCCCCGAGAAGCCAGAAAGAACGTAAGTAAGAAAAACATCGAAGAGAACTTTCATCAACGTGCAAGCGGGCAAGGGGTTGAGACCTTTGGAACAATTTCCAGAGGAATCAAGACAGATGCTTAGGAGTAACTTATGAGCAATCTCGTAAAAGCAAAGTCTTGGGCAAAGCATTTCCAGCTAGCGTACACTCACACCGGTGCTCCGGCAGTTATTGAGCACAAGGTTGTGGCGTCGGGTGAAACTATCGAACAGGGTCATCCCGTAACCATTTCCTCGGAACAGGTGTCATTGGCACTCTATACGAGTGGCGCATTATATGGAATTGCTCTCGCCCCAGGCGAAGCAGGGGACACAATCCCTATCGCGGTCGGTGACCGCAACAACGTATTCATTGGTCAGGCCGACGGAGCGACTTCAGCTCTTAGCTGTCCTTTTGAGTGCGACATCACTGATTCAGAGGGGTCTGGAGAAGGCAACTTTGAAGTTGACGTTGGGTCGTCCACGGAAGATGTTCTGTGGGTGATTGGTAAGGTACCTGGAGACCTCGCATCGGACGCTACTACGCCTCCGAGAGTTTTCTTCCAGATTCTGAGGTCTCAGTATGACGGCCTCGTGGCAGCCCGGTAAGGAGGACTAAATGGGTATAGCAACAACTCAGGCGTTCTCCAGGCTATTAGCACCTGGGCTACGCAAAGTTTTCTTCGATGAGTTCAAGCTCTGGGAAGAAGAGTATTCCAAGTTTCTGAATATCAATACTTCTACTCGTGCATACGAAGAAGAATTGGTTATGTCAGGTCTTGGTCGGTTTGAGAGGAAGCAGCAAGGTAAGTCGATACTGTACGACGACATGACTCAGGGAAATGCCAAGCGGTATACTCACGTTTCGTTTGGTCTTGGGTTCCGTGTCACTCGTGAAATGTATCAGGACGACCTTTACAACATCATGAAGAAGGCAACAAAAGAGTTGGCCAATGCGGCTCGCCAGACTTATGAGTTGGAAGCTGCTGGTCTCCTTGACGACGCTTTCACTGGCGCAACCTACACTGGTGCAGACGGTCTGGCTCTTTGCCACACTGCACATATTCTCACTGGCTCTCCGGCGACTTACCCGAACAAGCCTACGACCGATGTTGACATCGGTGTTGGTGCTCTTCGAGCATCTGCAATTCGTATGGAAAGGACAGTTTCTGAGAGAGGATTGCCGGAAAACCGTGGCCAGGGAAAGACTATTGTTATTTCCCCGACGTTTCAGTTCGTTCTCAAGGAAATCCTTGGTTCTGAATTGAAGCCGTACACTGCGGATAATGAAATCAACGCCATGAAGGACATGAACTTAACTTACTTTGTAAGCCATTATATGTCTGACGAGGATGCTTGGTTCAACCTTTCCGACAAGGCGAAACATGACCTCAAGTTCTTCTGGAGAATGAAACCGGTCTTTGAAAACTCGGACGACTTCGACACGAAAGATGCGAAGTTCTCGGGCTTCATGCGGTTCTCTCTCGGCTTCACCGATTGGAGAGGAGTTGACGGTTCTTCTGGAGGTGCATAATGAGTGAAGGTTTTAACACCACACATCATGCAGGTGGTCCTCAGGATGTACTTCAGGTTGCCGGCGCCGCCGCTGGTAACTTGACGGTCACTGGGGTTGCTACCTGTGATACACTTCTTCACGTTTACTCTGCGGCCTTCGACACCGATGGGGATATTACGGGTGTCTCCGACCTCGTAGATGAGTTCTCCATTACTGCGGCCAATACCATCAATAATACTGGTGGTACTTCAACGGCTGATAACCTCGTTACTGTGGTTATTCAGAAGGGTCACCCTAATAGTTAAGATAGGGGGCTTCGGCCCCCTATTCTCTTGAGGAGAATAACATGGCATTTTCAAATGATGGTCATGGTACAGCTATAATGGACACTGCTAACGATGTGCTTACTGGAGATTTCAAAATCAAGCAAGCTGTCTGGGCAGGGTTCACAAATGCGGCCGACGACCTTATTCTGACGTACAGGAGTGGTAAACCTCTTGTCACACTTAAATCCGGTGTTGCTAGCGGTCCACTTGAAATTAAGGCATTAGCTAATAGATGGGTTAAAGACCTTCTAGTTGATACTATTGATGCTGGTAAGCTGTATATTTACTACGAATAAGGAGTACTTACATGGCTACAGCCTATGAAAAGACTGTACTTACAAGGCTTTCATCTATAGAGACAAAGATAGATGAGATTCGTCCAATGGTAAAGGTACATGATAAAATTATCAACGGAAATGGTTTACCTGGACTTGCTCAGATTGTAGTAGAGATAGATAGAAAGGTAGATACATACATCAATGAAGAGCGAAAGAACACCTGTTTCTACCTTGAGAGTAGAAAGCAAGAAGTTGATATGCGAAGGTCTGGTGATGAAAGAAAAAAGGTGCGATTAAGTACTGTATCTGTCATGTTCGCTGGTGTCGCACTTGCTACAAATGTAATCTTTAATGTATTAAAGGCTTTAAAGGTGATATAATGCCCCTTCAACTAACTGAACTTATAGATGAAGTAAAAAAATCCCTCGGAAATAGAACAGATATTACTGATGCTCGTTATGTGCGTTGGTTAAACTGGTCTTTATACGAGATTTGTGGTTTCCACAAGAAAAGAATGTTCACGCCTCCAAGGTTCTTTTCTCTTGAGAAGAAATTGCTCTTCAGTTATACTCCTGAGACTGGGGCCTGGCAGGCGGCCGACTCTACTTCGATTACTTTAGCAGCTACAGCGTCCTCTGTAGATGATTTCTATGTTGATACTGTTATCAATGTAGATAGTCAAGACAGGCTCATCGTTGCGTACAATGGAACCACAAAAGTGGCTACTATAGATTCTGCATGGACTACTACCCCTACTGTAGCGAGTACATACATGATTTATAGAAAGTGGTTTGATATTGAAGATGATATTGGGTATAGTGACCTTGACACTCTTCATGCTATTGAAAGGATGGAGTTTGCTTCTACAGGGGGTCCTGTAACCCAAAAGACATGGAGGTCTTTGATAAATAAAGACCCAGTTGTTTATGGTACCCCAAGCGAGTTTGCTCGTTATGGGGATAAGATAGTTTTTGATACTTGTATTGAAGGTGCGACAACCTTTCGGTTGTATACTTATATGTTCGTTACATTGTTTGATGTTGATGTGCTAACAGCTACGTCCCCTCTTCCTCAAACATGGGATGAATGTATTGTACTTGGTGCTATCTATCGAGGGTTTGGGAAGTTAATGGAGCCTGAGAGAGAAGCTCAGGCAAAAGAGGATTTTCTTAGTTCGGTTATCAATCAAAGGTACTACATGACTTTTGAGGATAAGGACAAACAGATGGGCGTAAAGGTGAAGTTATCGTGATAAGCTATAATTGGAACAGTGATTTTGAAGCAAGACCAACTATAAACTTATCTCGTTCTGTATTTGATGATCAGATTAGGTACACTACTCGTGGGATACGTGAAAGGATGGAAGTTGAACATGAGTGGGGCCCTAATTCTGGTCTTGATGATGGTCGACATAAAAAAGGTTATATGCAGATAACGGACGTAGGAGATTCAACTGCAAGAGCTGCTATAACTAATCCTCAAGAAGGTTCTTTATTTCTTTTAGAAGATTCTGGTTTTCTTAAACTTCAAGTATATACTGATGGAGCATGGGAGATGGTTGGAACTAATTACCATGATGCGCTTGCTGGTTTATCAGATGACGACCATCCACAGTACTTAAAGAAAGCCGGGGGAACATTTACAGGGAGTCTTGATGCTGGTGGTAATGCTATTACGTTACCTAATGGTACATCTGCACTACAATGTGGTTTAGTTGCAGGTATTCATATTGATAAAGGACATCCTGGCAATATTGCTAAAAACTCTTTTGATGGTTTGATACCTAAAGTTAAGTTTAATATGGATGTAACCACTGATGCAGAGGTCACCTTCACAATAGCACCAAAAGGGGATGATGAACTATATTATACATGGAACACTCTCCCTGTAAGTAATTATATTTTAATGCCTAATATTATAGTACAATTAGATAGCGGATATTCTCCAGAAAGAATGGGTTTTAGGAATAATGCCGGTACAAATGAGTATGGATTTGAGTCTTGTACAAATAGGCTCATGAGTGGTACTTATGAATTTCGTGCTTGCGGTGATTACCTCATTAGGTGGAGGTACTTGTCTTGATTTGGGATACAGTTAATCCAACAGCAAACGCTCCATATAGAGCTAATCTTCTTCATGTTTACTTGCAAAATACAAGGACTATGATCAGAGAACGTCTTGTATGTAATGATGGAACTTTTTCTGCCCATGATTTTTTTGGGGATAATGTTACTGGAAAGCACATAATATCAAAAACAGGTGTTGTGAAAAAATCTACATGGGTAAATTCTTTTGTTCACCCAACTGCCACACCTGCATCTAAATTTGATGGGTCACTACATTATGTGACTGATGCTCCATATACTGGATTGTATACTATACATGAAGATCTTTCTACTGCAAAAGTAGGTGTAGGAGATCACGGGTTACTAGAAAATCTTAGTGATCCGGATGCACATGAAGATGGTTTATTGCTCAATGGAACTAGGAAATTAGAGGGTACATTATCGTTATTAACGGGTTGTACTATGACACAATCTGCGCCGACTGGTGCTAATGATGAGCCATTACCTCAATCTCATGTTAATGCCTCATTAAATGAGGCACATGGGAATAATTATTTATCATTTGCTGATCTTGTTGACGTC